CGCCAGCGACGTGCTGCACGTCTACAAGCCGGTTCGCGCGGGCCAGTTCCGCGGCCAACCGTGGCTGACGACGGTCCTCGCGAAGCTCTACGAACTGGAGCAGTACACCGACGCCGAGATTGTCCGCAAGAAGATCTCGGCCATGATCACCGGCTTCATCAAGCAGGTGAGTCCGGACAATCCGGTGATGGCGCCCGATCAGACTTCGAACGGGCAAAGCCAGACCGATCCGGGCACGCAGATCTCGAAGCTGGAGCCGGGCACATTCCCGGTGCTGGGTTTCGGCGAAGAGGTTCAGTTCGCCGAGGTCAAGGACAGCGGCGATTACAAGGCGTTCGTCCGGGCGTGCCTTCAGGCGTTCGCGAGTGGCGCGGGCCTGGCTGAGTACCAGATCAGCGGGGATCTCTCGGGGATCAACTACTCGTCGATCCGCGCCGGCCTGCTGGAGTTCCGGCGCAAGTGCGAGCAGTTTCAGTATTCGGTCTTCATCTACCAGGTCTGCCACCCGATCTATCGACGCTGGTTGCGCGAAGCGATGCTCGCGATGGTGTTCGGCGTCGAGTTACTGAACGCCTACGACAAGGATCCGGGGCCCTTCGAAGAGGCGCAGTGGGTGACGCCCGGCTGGCCGTGGGTCGATCCGGAAAAGGACATGAAGGCTGCCGAGCGGGCGATTCGCGATGGACTCTCGACGCGCTCGATCGAGTGTGCTGCGCAAGGGTATGACGCTTCGGTAATCGACGCCGAGCAGAAGGCTGACAATGATCGCGCCGACAGGATGGGGCTTTCCTATGACTCCGATGGCCGGAAGATCCTCACCGGCAGGAACGCAGGAATGACTGAGGAAGAAGTCGAGAAGGATGCCACGGGCGGAAAGGTAGAGGTCCAGTGACGCTGACTCATGTGGCATCACGATTCGTGAACTGCCCCTTGATGATTCACCCGCCGAAGCTGGAGGTGATCATCAAGGCCCTGGGTCCGCGGCTGGGAATCGATCCCGATGCGGTGCTGGCCACGCGCGTACCGATGGACGCCACCGCAACGCTGATGGCGCGTTATGCGGAAGCAGGCGAAGACTGCGATTATTCCGTGCTGGATGGCGTCGCCGTGGTCCCGGTTCAAGGGACGTTGCTCAAGAAAGAGTCGTTGCTGTCCTCGTGGAGCGGCGCCAGTTCGTATGAGCAGATCCAACGTCAAGTGGCGCGCGCCGTCGACGACGCGAGCGTGCGCGCGATCCTGCTCGATGTCGATTCCCCCGGCGGCGAGACGAGCGGATGTTTCGAACTGGCCGACTACATCTACTCGATTCGCGGCGTGAAACCGGTGTACGCCGCCGCGAACGATACTGCGCTGTCGGCGGCCTACGCGATTGCGAGTTCCGCCAGTCGGGTGTTCGTGACGCGGACGGGGGCCGTAGGATCGATCGGCGTGTACGCCCTGCACGTCGATCAATCAGCGTTCGACAAGGATCTCGGTGCCAAATACACGTTCATCTTCGCCGGCGAGAAGAAAGTCGACGGCAATCCGCACGAGCCTCTCTCCGAAAACGCACGGGGCGACATTCAGGCAGAGGTGGACCGCGAGTACGGGATCTTCGTCGAGACGGTGGCGCGCAATCGCAAGGCCTCGGCCAAAACCATCGCGGGCACGCAGGCCGGTCTGTTCTGGGCCGACAATGCCATCCCGCTGCTCGCCGACCAGGTGGGCACGCTCGACGACGCCCTGGCGGCGATCACAGGTCAGTTCGACTCGCGTAAGCGAGCGTCAGTTGTAACCAGCGCGGCGACGGCCGCAATTCCAATCGAAGGAGTGCATATGAGCGAAGAAGTGCAAGCCCTCGCCGCGAAAAAGGAAGGCGAGGACACGACCGACGACAAGAAGTCCAAGAAGGACGACGCCAAGGAGCGCGCAAGCAAGAAGCCTCCGGCCGATGACGACGAGGACGAAGACGACGACCAGGAGCAGGCCAAGTCCAAGAAGGCTGCCGCCAGCGTCGTGCCGAGTACGGGTGAAGCGCCAAAGGGCATGCGCGCTGAATCCGACATCCAGGCCATCGCCGCGCTCTGCAAGGTGGCCGGCTACCCCGATAAGGCCGCCGAGTTCCTCATGCAGAGAAACAGCCGGGGCGAATACATGAGCGTCGCGGAGGTCAGCGAAGCCTTGACCCACTCCCGCGTCGCGGAAAGCGAGAAGCACATGATCAGTTCCCACGTGAATCCGAACGCGGGCTCTGGCGGCGTTCAGGAACTCGAGGCGCAATCGATCGCGTTCGCGCGGCAGAACCGTGGCCAGACGACCTCCGGGTTGTACGTCTCCGGAACTGCAACCAAAGTCACCAAGGAGCGTGCCTATGCCCAGATGCTCGAAGAGCACCCCGAGGCCTACGCGGCGTTTCGCGCGCAACACAACGCCAAAGGACTGATCGCCACGCTCGAAGCGGCTGGTGTCCGCCTGGCGCGGTAAGGAAAGGAGCAAACGAACATGGCCTACGAACAGACTCTTCACACGATCAGTGCTCTCGCGAGCGCGGACCTGAGCGCGTCTCAGTTCTGCTTCGTCGCGTTGAACTCGAGCGGACAACTCGCGTTGCCGTCGGCTGGCGGCGACGCCGAGGGCATTCTCCAGGACAAACCCAATGGCGCAGGCCTCACCGGCGAGGTCGGCATCCTCGGCGTCAGCAAGCTGGTCGTTGGCACGGCTGGTGTCACCGCAGGCGATCTGCTCGCAACCGACGCCAACGGCAAGGCAGTTACCGCCACTACCGGCAACAAGATCCTCGGCCGCGCGCTGGCGACCGGGGCCGCCGGAGTCATCATCCCGGCGCTTATTCAACAGAAGGGCAAGCTGTAAATCGTCAGCGGCCCGATCACACGAAAAGGAGAAACGTAAATGCCTCAACCGACCTTGGGCGATGTCCATGTAAACCGCCCGCTGACGAACATTTCCGTGGCGTACAGCCAGGAGGCGGCCGGCGTGGAGTTCGTTGCCGACCGCGCCTTCCCTGGAATTCCCGTCGAAAGCAAGAGCGACCTGTACTACACCTATAAGCGCGCCGACTTCAACCGCGACGAGATGCAGAAGCGCGCTCTCGCCACCGAGTCTGCGGGCTCCGGCTATGGGCTCGACTCGACGGGCACCTACAGTTGCGACGTCTGGGCGCTCCACAAGGACGTTGACGACCAGATCCGCGCCAACAGCGATTCGCCGCTGTCGCCCGACCGCGACGCCACGATCTTCCTGACCAACAAGGCGCTCATCCGCCGCGAGAACGTCTGGGCCGGAGCCTACTTCAAGACCGGCGTGTGGACAGGCGAGGTGGCGGGCCAGGCGACCGCCGACAGCACTCACGTCATCTATTGGGACTACGCCACGGCCAGCCCGATCACCGACATCCGTCACGCCAAAACCCAGGCGCGGCTGAACTCCGGCGGCTTCGTGCCGAACATCGCGGTGTTCTCGCGCCCGGTGTTCGACAAGCTCGTCGATCATCCCGACTTCATCGACCGCACCAAGTACGGCCAGACCGCGCCGAACCCGGCGATGGCCACGCGCCGCATCATGGCCGAAATCCTCGAACTTGAAGAGGTCCTCATCATGGACGCCGTCTACAATACGGCGGCCGAGAATGCGACCGAGTCGAACGCCTTCATCGGTGGGACGAGCGCGGCTCTCTTCTACCGGCCCCGCAACCCCGGCCTGATGACGCCGAGCGCTGGCTACACCTTCAACTGGACGGGCCTGATCGGGTCCACCGGCGGCGCCGGTCTCCGCATCAAAAGCTTCCGCATGGAGCACCTGGCCTCGGACCGCGTGGAGATCGACGCCGCATTCGACATGCGCGTGGTCTCGAAGGACTGCGGCTTCTTCTTCAACAACGTGATCACGGCGGTGTAACCATGTTCCTCCGCAAACTCTCGTGGGCGCAGTTGACCCGCAGCGGCGTACCACCGCTGTTCGTGCTGCGCCCCTTGCCCGGTGGCTTCACGCCGCCCGAGGTCGGAGCCGAGTATCCAGCGCCGGATCCGGTTGACAAGCTCCAAATGACGCGGGCCCGCCAGATGTACGAGCAGCGCCGTGTCGGCACGCGGCAGCAACTCGAGGTGGCACTCGCCAAGTCCGGAGTCGCGCTGGTCAGAACCAGAAGGGAGAAGAAGAATGGTCGAGGTTAAGAAGGTTCCGGTCAACGCGCCGGAGTTCCAGAGCAACGGGCCGCACCCGAAGTTCAAGGGGCTTTACCCGTCGCTCCAGAAGCAGTTCTTCGCGAGCCAGCAAGTCGGAACCGGTGCGAGCCAAAACGTGGCCCACGGGTTGGGGGCAGTGCCTGCTGGCGTGATGTGCATCCCAACCGACGGCGGCACCGTAACGTACGGCACGCACACGTTGACGAATGTGGTGGTGACCGTGACCAACGCGAAGCACTTCGACGTGCTGGCCTGGCTATGACACCGACTTCGTTAGGCCGGGTGAATGTGCCCACGCCGGGAGCGCCGGTCCATCTTGCCACGACCCGCACGCCCTGCTGCCGCATCCGTGTGCAGGTGGTGGCAGGCCTCACCGGCAAGATGTACCTCGGCACGTCGGGCCTGAATAAGAACACCCTCGCTGGCGTGATCAAGGAGCTCTGGCCGAACCAGGCTGGAGGCGTGGATGACTCCTACGAAGTGTGGTCCAGCACGGACTCGGACACGATCGATCTCTCCGATTACTGGATCGATGCGGCCATCGCTGGCGAGGGCCTGATCGTCTCCTACTGGAACAAACCTTCGTACACGTACCCCGCTGGATAGGCGATGGCCTGGTCTGATCTCGTCAACGCGCTGGACACCGCGTGCCTCGCCACCTTTGGAACAGCCGTCACGTTCACGCCGCAGGATGCCTCGGGCGCGCAGCAACTCACCGGCATCATCCAGCGACCGGCAATGGGCGAGGACTACATGCCGGGCAGTGTCCAGGGCACGTCCGTGGTCCGTCTCTTTGTGCGGTTCGCCGGGATCACACCGCCGCCGCGGCATGGCGACAAGATCACGATAAGCGCGATCGTTTACGACGTGGTCGACGTCGACGTGGATGCGGAGGGTGGCGCGGTGCTGAAACTAAGGGTGACGTAGATGCTGAATCCTGCCCCGATCACCGACGCGATCGCGAGCGTCCTCCTCTCCATCCCGGAGCTGAATGCCGCCATGGGAGGCCGGATCAGCGCCTTCCACTTTCGCCTGGGACAGGAGCACCGGCTCGCGGAGGCTATCTACAAGATGCCCGCGCCGTCGATGCTGGTGGCCTGGGAGGGCACGAAGGGCGGCAACTTCGACGGCCAGACCATTTGGAAGCATCGTTGGGGAATTTACTACCGGATGGGGAACGCGGCCGGCGTCGCCGATCCGGTCGGCTATGAGGACCTGTGGTCGATCACCTGCAACCGCCCGCCCGGCGGCAGCGGGCCGAACATCCGCGGGCTTCAACTCTATCCCGGCCTGGACATCATGGACACGCCGAGCATCGATCACGAACTGGATGAAGACCTGATCGACCGCTTCAAGGGCGTCTTCATCATCCCCGAGATCGGAGACAACTGATGGACGAACAAGAGAACACGCCCGCGCGGGAGACCGTGCGGCTGCGTCACCCGCACACCGGCGATGTCCAGGAAGTGGAGGCGACGCCGGAGAAACTTGTGCCGTTAATGGGCCTGGGGTATGTGCAGGTCCGGGAGGTAAGCGAATAACATGCCCGCGAGAGTACAGCAGTTAATTCTTGGCCTTGGCAAAGGCAAGCAGACCAATATCAGCACCGCCGCGACCGCGTTCCTGCGCTTCAAGAAGCTCGATACCAGCCTGACCACGCCGAAGCCGGTGTTCGAGAACGACGCGGCGGAAATCGGCAAGGGTCACGAGTTCATCACGCAGACCTTCCCGTCGCACTACGAGATCGCGAACCGCCTGGACAAGTACGCGAGCGCCGAATTCGTCACCTGGGCAGTGGCGTACGCTCTCGGCAACATCACGCAGACCGGATCGGTGGCTCCGTACACGTACACGATCACGCCCATCAATCCGGGCGTCACGCTGGAGTTGCCGTACTTCTCGCTGGTCGAGCAGGTGGCCGAAGGCGGCGGCAGCGCTATCGACAATCTCTACGTTGGCTGCGCGATCGAGGACTTCACCTATCAGTTCAACTACGGCCCAGGCCGCGCGTCTTCGAAGATGACGGTCAACTGGGTCGGCTCCGGCCTGGTAACGACACCGAGCGGCATCACCGTTCCCGCGCTCGCAACCGAGAACAACATGCTCGCGGCGTCGATGTCGCTTTCGGTGAATGGCGTTGACTACGTCGCCACGAAGCGCATCCTGTCCGGATCGGTCGGCTGGAAGAATAACCTGCTGTTGAACGCGGGCTTCTATCCCGGCTCGGGCTTGCAGAACGGATTGCAGGTGCGCGGGCGCATGGAGATCGGCGCCCGGGTGCCGTCGTTCCAGTTCACCGCACGGCTGCTTGCCGGATCGCCCGAGTACAACACCCTCGTCAATCAGACCATCGGCACGGCGACGCTCAGCGTCCAGCACGACGCCAACAACTCGGTGAGCTTCACCTTCCCGCAGATGGCGTTCCAGGTGGCCGAGAACGCCGAGGCCGATGGCATTGTGGCCGTGACCGTCACCGGCGCGCCGCAGTACAGCAATTCCCAAAACACAGTGATGTCCGCGACCTGCCTCTGCGGCGTGACGGGCATCGCGCAATAGGAGATCCCATGTACGGAGACATTCCCACCGAGGGCATCACCATTCGCGTGCCCAACCCGCCGAAGACGGCCTCCCTGCGGTTGCCCACCAATCAGGAGATGCTGGAACGGCTTGATCAGCAAAAGTCCATCCGGCGCACCATCGGCCGCCGGAAATCGCAAACCGAGTTCGTGCCAAACCTCAAGGCCGATGTCGACCTGTTCTGCAAGATCCGGCTGGACAAGGACGGCGCGGAATTCGACGAGTTCGAAGCCGGCAACGCGATCTCGAAACTGACCTTCTGCGAGGTCACCGACTGCCAGCGCGCCGGCGACGAATACCGCGTCACGCTGCGGACGCCGTTCGGTGAAACCATCCACCAGGTGAAGATTCCGACGCAGCGCGATATCACCGTGTACCGGCGGACAGTCGTGTCGGCGACCGACCTTCCGCACGGCCAGGAGGAGTTGCGGTACCGAATCGAGCCGTCCGTCGCCCTCTACGATTCGGTGGTGACCAAGGTTGAAGGTTACGCCGGATCTCTCAAACCCGCCGACGTCCCTCCCCATCACAAATCGGCTGTTGTCGTTGAACTCGTTCAGGCCATCGACGACCTTGACCCGGCGCTCGACCCAAACTCCTAGCACCGGACGAGTGGCCCACGCCGGTCCCTCTCCGGTTGCTGATCTATTGTTCTGTGCGGGCCAGCGAGTTGTGCGACGGCGGTGCGGACGGTCCGCGCGGCTGCCCCGACGCCAACGATGTCACTTGTGGAAAGTGCGGCCTCGCGCGCACTGTGGTCGACACCAACGCGCCGGGCGCCTGCCCCCAATGTGGCGGCTGGCAGTTCACCGTCAACCGCTGCGCGCACTGCAAGCTCGACGATCTCGATTACGCGCGGACGCACTCCCACGCCGGCCGTCTCTT